GTCTGTTGCTGACCATGTATCAATTGTAGTTGCTGATGTTCCAGCAGTTGCTAGAGCAGAACCAACAAGAGCATCTGCAAAAGCAATGCTTGTCGCTGCTGCTGCACCAAGAGTTGGTGTAACAAAAGTTGGGCTATTAGTAAATGCTACTGTTCCAGACCCTGCTTCATCAGTTAATGCTGCTGCAAGGTTTGAAGAAGATGGTGTAGCAAGGAATGTTGCTACGCCAGTTCCAAGACCTGAGATACCAGTTGCTACTGGAAGTCCAGTTACATTTGTCATAACACCTGATGCTGGAGTTCCAAGAGCAGGGGTTGTTAATGTTGGTGATGTCAGTGTCTTATTTGTAAGAGTCTGAGTTCCATCATTTGTTGTTACAGTTGCATCAATATCAAGAGTGTTTCCAGTCTTGTCTAATCCTGTACCAGCAACAATTTGTCCAAGACCAGTAAACTGTGTAAAGACAAGTGCTGTAGTGCCAACTATAACTGTGCCGTTATTTGTTAATGTAAATCCTGAGTCAGCGTTTGTTGTTCCTTGCTCTACGAATACCGCAAAGTTTGCAGTAACTTCTGCACCTGTATCTGCATCTGTAGAACGATCTGGAGCACCAGATACTTTAACTACATAAATACCATTTTGTGATCCAGTTACTTGATCTTTAACAAGAATACGATCTCCAGTAGCAAGAGTTACGCCATCTAGAACGTCTCCATTTTCAAGATCAGATGCAAGTGTTACGGCACCAGTTGTTGCTGCTTTTACAGATGCCTTCCAGTCAATTCCTTGAACTGTTGTATCTACATAAGACTTTGTTGCTGCATCTTGTGCAGATGTTGGATCTCCAAGACCTGTGATCTTGTTTGTACCCATTGCAATTGCACCAGACATTGTTCCACCAGCAAGTGCTAGTTTGTTGCTTAGGTCTGTTGTCAATCCTGAAATCTTTGATTGATCAATTGCTGCTGCAGAGTTAATGTCTGCGTTTACAATTGTATCGTTAGCAATCTTTGCAGATGTTACTGCAGAGTCTGCAATCTTTGCTTCTGTAACTGCACTATTTACAATCTTTGCTGTTTCAACAGAGTCTGAAGCAAGTTTAGCAGCAGTTACGTTTGCATCTTTAATCTTTAATGTTTCAACTGCATCTGTAGCAAGTTTTGCTGCAGTTACTGCACTTGTAGCAATCTCTGCTGTATCTACTGCACTGTCTGCAATCTTAGCATTTGTAACTGAGTTTGAAGCAAGTTTTGCATCTGTTACGTTAGCATCTAGAATCTTTGCTGTTGTAACTGAGTCTGAAGCCAACTTTGCTGCAGTAACATTTGAATCAAGAATCTTTGCAGTTGTTACTGAATCTGCAGCCAATTTTGCTGCTGTTACGTTAGCATCAACAATCTTTGCTGTTTCTACGGAATCTGAAGCAAGTTTTGCTGCTGTTACGTTAGCGTTTGTAATCTTTGCGGTAGTTACTGAATCTGAAGCAAGCATTGTTGCTGTAACTGTGCCAGTATCACCAGATGTAACTACTGTACCTGATACGTTTGGAAGAGTAATTGTGCGGTCTGCTGTTGGGTCTACTACTGTAAGTGTAGTCTCATAGTCATCTGCTGTTGCACCTTCAAATGTAATCTGTGTATCAAATACACCAACTGCTACAGGGGCTGCCCAGGCAAGTCCAGAGGTTTCACCAGATGCTGCTGTGAGGACGTATCCATTTGCTCCAACGCCAAGGCGGGATATTGCATTATCTGCAGTACCAACTAGTAAATCACCTTTTGCATCTGCAATTTTCTTTGTAAGAACATCGTGGCCTTCAACGGTTGCGGTTGTACCCTCAACTACTAATCCAGCCTTTACTCTAAAATCTTTTGTTGCTGTTGCCATTTATTATCTCCTTGGTTAAGCCTTCAAACCAGTACGCATGTAGCGTAAGGTAATCGGGGTCTGCCCACCCACAGGAACTATAGTTAGTGAAACTGTCGTTCCTGCCATAGAGACGCTAACGGTGCCAATATTCCCATTTGTGTCTACTGTTCCATATTCACTGACATTTACATTTGTACCGTCAGGGACTATGGTTAACTCTGTTGTGGAAAACCTGTTTCCACCAGTCTTGCTTAATGAGACCACATACTTAACGGATCTCCACTCTGTGGTAGAAAAATTATCAAATATTGTACTGTTTTCAATACCAGTAATTGTTGTTTCATTGTTACCAGCAGAACCCAGATCTGTTGCCTGTGCTGATGCGGTATCAATTAAATCTACATATTGTTCCTCAGTAGGTCTATCTCCTGTTTGAAAATAAGCCTTTACGCTTGATAATGATATTTTAGCCATGTCTGAATTATATCATAGATTTTAAAGTATATAGTTAGAGAAACCAATTACCTGAACCCCAATACCTGGGGGATTGTCTGCTCTATAGCCCTCAATACCAATATTGGTTATAGTTAATCTAAATGGTAGTATTTCTGTTACCGTTGTTGTTTTAGGGTAGTCTGCAGTTACTAAAGATCCAACAGAACCAGATATATTTTGAATTGTTGGAGATATTAAAATTGTTGCTGCTGTAACTGCAAAAGCAATATTAGAAATTAATGAAGAGTGGCTAGAAATATTTTCTAGTGTTGTTGTTGGTTTTAAATCAGATATAGTTTGGCTTCTGCCAATATTAGTTATATTGGTTGTTGCCATGATTAACTTACTGTATCTTGTTCTGTAACTTCACCGATCATAATCATTTCACCCTGACAAACTGTCCAAACACGAGTGTAGCCATCTCTTAATTGAATATCAAAGACATCGCCTGTTCTTAAAATCTTAGACTGTGCAGATGTTAATGTAACAGTAAACTCTCCAACCTCATCAAACTCTGATTGATCTGGATAAACTGTAAATAATAAATCATCTCCAACATTATCAGAGTATCGTCTAAACTCTCCAGAAATATCCCAACCAGTAGTATCTCCAGCAGATGTCGTATCGTAATCTAAAGGATTTCCTAGATCATCCTCAACATAAATTCTAAAAGAGGCACTATCTCCAATAACACAAGTCCAGTTAACAAGAGGAGGTATATTTCCAACATTATATACTGAAGGAGCAGGAGCAACTGGCTGAGTCTCCATTGCAGTCTCATTGGGGTTTCTATATACGGCCATTGTTAAATTATACCATTAAGCAAGTCCATTTTTTAATGCCCCCCATGTTCCATTGCCCTTTGGCTGACCAACAATAATAATTCCAGTTGATGCATTTGATTTTGCAACTACTGCTACAGCACCTGATCCACCAGCAGGTATTGTTTTTGTAAGACCTCCACCATTTGCAACATATAAGATATCTCCAGCGGTATAAGAAGAAGTATTGATCCCTTCAAATACTCCAGAGATAATTATTACTCCATTTGCATTATTTGAAATTGCTGCCTGTGTTATTCCTACAACTGGAAAGGTTGTTAAATCATCTGAATCACATTTTGCAATTAATGGCTTTGTTGTATAGCCAGAGATCCGTACAGGAGTTCCTTTTGCAATTGTTGCACCTGTTGTATTCCTAACTTCTAAAGAAATAAATGGAACACCAACATTAGATAAAATATCTTCTAGTCGTTCTGCAAGTGACTGAATATCCTCGTGAACATTTACAGGGTCACTTAAAACGGGATAGGGAAGATCGTAATTAGTAGTTGCACCAGTAGCCATAGTACTTATTATTATACCACTTCCCGCACAAAAAATTAAAAAGTTATAGAAATGTTACCTAAAGTTTGACTTTGAAGCCAAATTCATGTTATAATTAATACATGCTACCAAAAGGTAGCATTTGTTCTCTAGGAGGTTATTATTATGAGAAGAGACAAGAAGGCTTGGATTGGAATCCTAGCAATGGTTGGAGTTGTAGCACCCTTTAGCAACTTTGCTAATGCATCAACTACGGAAAACAACTTACTAATTGAACAGGCTGAAAACCCTGCTGCCACCCACAAGGTGGCTTTTGTTGTTTCTAAAGCAAAAATGTTAGAACGTTATGAAAATAAAACAGATCTTACAGATCTTGAATTAAAGAAGTTGCTTTCTTTGGTGGGATTTAAAGGCAACGACTTAGTAGTAGCATGGGCTATTGCTAAGAAAGAATCTAATGGTCGTCCCTTAGCATTTAACGGAAACCATAAGACTGGAGACTCATCCTATGGGATGTTCCAAATTAATATGATTGACACACTGGGTCCAGATAGACGAGATAAGTTTGATCTTGACTCTAACGCTGAATTATTCAATCCCGTAAAAAATGCTGAGATTGCATACTATATGTCTAATGGTGGAGATGATTGGTCTTCTTGGAAGGGCATAACACCTAAAACTAGAATGTGGATGAATAAATTTCCTAAATAGTTTTATATAAAAAAATAACCCCCTTGGATTTTGTCCTTGGGGGTATTTTTATTTATATTCTTTTGTTTGCCTAAAATCTGTTTTATATGCATCAAAAACTTTTGTAAATATTTTTTTTAAATCGTTTGCACTTTGATTAAAATCTTCAATTTTTCCAAACTCCATTTCCCAAGAATCTCTTTTAAATGGAATTGCCTGTACTATTGGGGTTCCTGCTGGAATAACACCCTGAAAACTATCTGCTTTGTTTAAAACAAAAGGAAAGTTAATTGGAGCAGTATACCTATCTGTATCAACAATACCAGGCAAAATTGTAAATAGTGACTCTCTATGCATTGGTTGAATAAAAAGAGTTGAATATCCTGGTGGAGTTTTTATTGCCCATGGGTTAATCCATTTTGGATAAGATAAAACATGACTTCCTCTATATGGATGAGTTGGTGCCTGCTCTATTGGGTGTAAGCCTAGTGGAGCAAGGCTTGGTGCTTCATATTCTGGTTGTGATTTAATCCCAGAGATATCAATTGGTCCATCATAAACAATATTATTTTTTTCTCCCTGCCTTACAAAAACATCAACGTATGTTGGTATTATATATCCTGCAGTAATTGAGTCAAAAACTGGCATACATCTTTTAATCGTTCCATTTGTTTTTCCATCGCCACGAGTATCTTTTGTTGCACCTAAATAAGAATCCATATCTTTATACCAACTA